GCGTTCGGTTCGCATCCGAAAGGTCAAGGGTTCGACTCCCTCCAGGTCCACCAAATGTGAATCAGGCGAACCCCCCACGATCTACTTCGTGGGCGCATTCTTCGTCCTGACCATGCCGCTCCCTGAGCGGTAAAGAAATAGGCACTCGGCCTTGATCGCCGGGTGCCTATTTCTTTTTGTCCCGCCGACAATATAAACAACATAGTGCAGTCAATAATTGTGCATTGTACACCTTGAAAACAATACACGCGTATGGTAATATATAGCCACAGTAAAGGAAAGGTGGACAACAAAATGAAAATGATTAAAGTCGAGGAACTGCACAAGGAAGCCAACGGTAACAACTACACCAGCAACACCTACACGGTCGGTCGTTACGAGGTCTGCGTCTATGATGCCGCCTATGCCGACGGTCGCACCCGCCACTCCATCTCCGTAACCGAACCGTATGAGAGCGGCTGCTATCTCCCGAGGATCTACTACAACGAGGACGTGTTCGGCGAGAAAGCTCCGGACTTCTCCATCCAGACCGTTTCCTATGGTGCGCTGAATTCCGAAGAGTTTCAGAAGTTCATCGCGGACCAGAACGAGGCCCTTGAGGTCGTCGCTGTTCTGAAGAAGGAACTGCTGTAAGAAATCGCCCCGCCCCTCAAAAGGCGGGGTTTATTTATTGACAAAATAACCATACGCACGCATTGTTATTTGTGCGCTTTAGCCCTTGTAAACAATGCGCGTGTATGGTAATATACAAACACAATAAAGGACGGGGGTAAATCAAAAATGACTGCAAAATACCTGAAGAACACTGGACGCTATCAGATCTCTCTGAATCGCAAAGAGGCCGAACTTCTCGCCTACTATGGTAGCTGCTACGACTACTTGATCCCGATGCTGAAGATGTGCGATGAGCCTGTCGCCGAGTTCAGAATCTACGTCGATAACAAGTTCACCGTCCAGCGCGATCTGGACCGTGCTGCACTGGAAAATGTTTAAGGAGGGCACCGTAATGAAGAACGTTCTGGTTGATATGCTGAAGGCTCAGGGCTTCACCGCCGCACAGTCCATGGAGTTTGCGTGTGAACACACGCTGCTCTCCAAAAAATACGAGAAGCAGGTGCAGACCTGCTGGTACGGAGAGCATACCTCCACGCTGGATGTTAAGCTGTTCGTCAATCTGGAGACCGGGGTTTGCCGGGTGTGGTTCTACTCGGACGGTCGGCGGGATGCCTACAAGGAGCGGTGGTACTCCACTCTCGGCAAGCGCACCTATAACGCTATCGCCGAGACCATCAAAAACGCAGGGTTTGAGATCTGAATAACGAAAAGGCCCCCGGCAGTAAGCCGGGGGTTTTCTTATTCCTCTTGTTTCTTTTCTCCGGCCTCCGGCTCGATCAGGTCCTCGATCTGGCAGCCGAGAACCCTTGCCAGCTTGAGCAACTGGTAAACGTCACGGGGCACCCGGAGGCGGCGGCACCATGACTCAATGGTCCGAAGCGGCACCCCGCTCTGTTTGGACAGGTCGGATCTGGTCATGCCCTTTTCGATCAGCTTTTTGTCGATGGGGGTCATGTTCTCGGTCATCGTCAGTTTTCTCATGCGGTGATCACTCCTTTTCAGGGTCTATTATACTGCGTGTGTATGGCTTTGTCAATTTGACGAAATAACCATACATACGCATTGTTATTTGTGCAGTATACATCTTGATAACCATGCGTGTGTATGGTAATATATAGACACAATAAAGGACGGGGGTAAATCCAAATGACCAAGTATACGAAGTTCGAGGCAATCTTCAGAAACGAGACGCTGGTGTTCACCGACAGAGATCCGAAGTTCAGAAACCGGCTGGATGTCTACAATTACATCTGCGCAGAGCGGCTCGGCAAGAAGTACGGAAAGTTCATCCGCATCAATGAATCCACGGTTTGCTACTAAGAAGGAGGGTTGAATCGTGAAACGCTATAAGGTGTACGTCTACAACACGGTTGATAAGTTCTGGGACTGCTACGAGGCCATTGCCGATGACCCGGTGGATGCCCGGAACGTGGCAGTGCAGCGGTTGATCGATGAGACCGGGCACGGTCTGGATGTCTACGAAGTGACTGACGTGTGTGCGATTAAGGACTAAGGAGGGTGCGGAAAATGACGACCAGTACGTTTAACAAGATCTATGCCAACGCTCAGAACATGAACATCGAGACCAGTGAGTGGTTCAATCGGGCGGGGTTCTTCTGGTGCCAATGCACCGAGAAGCAGCTGCAGAAGATGCGTTTGCTTCTCCGGGCGCAGGGTTGCAAGACCGTCATGAGAGACGACGGTGAGTGGTTCGTTCTGAAGAACGGTAACATCATTAAAGCATAAGGAGGTCATCTCAATGAAAAAAATTGCAAACAAGTCCATCCCGCTGTTCCAGCTGGAGCAGAGCCATCTGGAGGGTCGCTACCGCAGCGTGGAATACACGCACATGATCGTCAACGGCTACGAGGTCAGGTGGCCGAGCTGGATGAACTTCATAGCTGCGCTCGAAGATCACGCCGCAGAGTTCTTCGTTCCGGGTGGAACGTGGGAGCCGCTGGGCGATGAAAAGCCGGAATTTTAAGGAGGTCTGAAGAAGAATGGAGTGGCGTATCCGGGAAAGCTCCCACGGCGGGTTCGTGGCCGAGCGCGGTATGAAGCATGAGGGTGGCGTTCTTACCCCCTCCGGCATCGGCTGCACGATGCCAGTGTTCATTGTGTATGAAAGCTCCCATTTCGATACCCGCCGTCAGGCGGAGGCGTATATCAGAAGGAGGACGAAATCATGAAAATGGTAAACGCAAAGGGCGAGGCCGTCTATTTCAATCGGGCATGGAAGCACGGGAAGGAGACGTGGGTGGTTCAGGGCATCGGCGAAACGCTTGTAATCGGGCGTGACCGCCAGAAGCGCAGGAGCCGCACATTCACCCAGCTGCCGCAGGCTGAGAAGTACCTTGCTCGTATGGGATTCAAAGCCGCCCCTTGAGCCTTGATTTTTCCAACGGAAAAAACACCCCCGGAGAAGCGTGTAAACTTTCCGGGGGTGTAACTTTATTCTGAATACACAAAACGCCACGCAGGGGCTTTCTGTGCGGGCGCAGAAAAGGGCAGGTGCTTTTGTGCATCTGCCCTTTGTTTTGCGTGTGGTTTTACTCGCTGCAGAGCCACTCTGCGTAGCGGAGGTTGAGCCACCCGGCTCCGCTCTTGAGCCTGCCGTAGCTGCCCTGCACCTCGGTAATGGTGAAGATGTTCGGGCCACGGACGACCACGGTGGCGGGGTATTCGCTGCCGGGGCCTTTCCGGGCGGTGACCATCGGGACGGTCACCCGAACCAGAAAGGGCGGCTGCGCCACGTTGTACTGGGTCAGGTTGTACCGTTCGATCATGGCGCAGAGAACCTCGACGTAGTCCGGGGCGGTGGCGTACCCGCCGTCCTTGATGATCTGGGCGGCGGTACGGTAGTCCAGCTGCCAGCGCAGCCCCTTGTACCGCAGGTCGGTGCCGTTCATCGCCCCGGCGAGGTATGCGCTGTGATCGGCGATGGAGTCCTCGACGCTGGCATACACCCGGAACTCGGAGGGCTGCCGTACCGTTTCGCCGCTGCTGGCCTCCGAAGATACCCACGTCACGCTTTTCCCGGTCCATGTGGAGCCGGGCCAGTTGTTGCCGGAGAGGATCTTCTTCATTCCGAAGCAGTTGTTGGAAGCCGTGGCCAGCGGAGACCGGCCCCAGAAGCTTTCGATGATGAACTGGGCGAGGGTGATTGCTGCCGGGATGCCGGACACGACGTTGTCCAAGGTGGCCAGCGGTGCAACCTTCTTGATGACCGCTTCGTGGGACAAATACTTCAGTTCTTCTGCTTGCATGGTGCCCTCACTTTCTGGCGGTGTACTTCAGGCTGATCCATCCGACTCCGCTCTTCAGCTTGCCCCAGCCGCCCTGCTGCTGCACGATGGTGAAAGCCTGCCCCTTGCTCACGGTCTGGGCGACGGCGTAGCTCGTGCCCGGCCCTTTGCGGACGTTCAGGCTGCTGGCCGTGATCTGAACGATGAACGGCTCCGGGGCAGCCTCTGCGCCCAGCCGCTTGTTGACCTCGCTGGCGATGTACGGGAACTTGCTTTTGAGGTAGGGGCCGGGGCAGAGCGTGG